TTTTACCCATAACCTTGGCACGCTGTTCTCCAACGGTTAAAATTTGAATTTTCCTAGCAAACGGCTTACTAATTTTTTTAACTTTTGAAACTGTTGCAGTTGCATCAGAAGGTGTTGCAAATTTTATTTTTACTGTGTCTCTAGGGTTTTCGTCTGTATAGAGTCTTCTACCAGATCCTTTAGGTTTTTTACCCGTTCCTTTTTTGGGGTCTGCCATAAGATTTCATCTCCTTTATGTGTTTCTTAATTATATTTGATTGTTTCTTATGTAACTTAGAAGCTTTATTTAAAGCTTTTGCTACTTTATTTAGTTTCTTTACCATTTAACATTTCCATCTTCTGCGTGCTTGTCTTAGTCTTGAGTTAGGATCTTTCGCAGCTTTAGGAAATTTTTTCATTTGACCTGCGCTTCTTGCGCAATACGACTTACGTCGATTAGCAGCTTTAGATCCTGGTTTGACTTTGCCAGTGACCGCTGTTTTTAGTTTTGAGCCGGGGTTTAATCTTCTGTAAGCAGCGACTCCAGCTCGTGTCATCCCTGCTCCAGACTTTGTTGATCTAAAATTTTTTTTATTTCTTGGTGGCATAGTGCCTTTTGAATAATAAGTTCTCACTAAACCATTCCTTTATAATATTTTTTTAAACTTGGATTTCCAATTGTCTTTCCGTCTACATTTAATTTTATAAAACTCCCCATGTAACCACCCTCTGCAGCTTTAGCTCTTTTAGTAAAAGTTTTAACATTTGTTGGTTTACCACCAACACCTTGAGCGACTGCTCTTTTTCTTGTAACTGCTGAACGTCTTTGTCCTTCAGACATACGTCTAGCTTTAGCTAGTGGAACACATTTTGGATATTTACGTTTGGCATCTGCTTTTTGTTTAGAACGACCACACTTTGAAAAAGAACCATCTTTCTTCTTGCTTCCTATGTCCACCCATTTCTGTTTGAACCATTTATCTAAACCGTTCTTAGCCATGGTTATCTACTTGGTCTTCGTGCTTTACCAAAACCTTTTATTTGTATGCAAGCTTTGCCACCCATACCTAAACCCTGTCTTCTTAGTCTCTGTGTAGCTTCAGTAAGTCCACCCCCAGCTTTATATATTCTGCCACCCATAGCAGCTGGTTTACGTCCTTTAAAATCTTTTCTTTTTACACCAGAAGGATCTTTGATTTTACCAGCGCAAATTTTAGAAGCGTAAGCGTTAGCATATGCTGACGGATACACTTTAAATTTTCGCTTCGCTGCCGATTTACCTCTAGGACATAGTTTAGTCATTAAGCTTTCCTTGCTGTTTGTGCAGCTCTTCTAAAGTTTGCTGCAGTTGGTGAACCTTTAGCTCCTTTTTTTCTCATCTTCTCTCCAGAGCCAGCAGCAATTCTTCTTTTTTTAGCTGCTATGTTTGCGTACAAACCTCTACCAGCCATTATGCTTTACCTTTTTTCTTAGCCATCATAAATTTTTTAAGACCAGGATTTAATTTAGACATACCTCCGCCCATTTTTTTTACTCTGCCACCTTTCATCATACCTTTAGCTGATGCTGCTGCAGATTTCATGGACTCAGTTTTATTATTATCTTTATCTAAATCTAAAAAGTCAGGTTTAGATCCATTCATCATAGGTTTTCGCTTCATCATTCCGCCACCCATTTTTTTTACTCTTCCACCCATTTTATATCCTTTAGGTGATACTTGTTTGTTGTATAGTCTATTTGCCATTTTTATTTCCTCCGTTTTTAAAAATTTGCGTTCCCTTTATACCATAAATACTCGCCACGACAAGGATCCAAAGATTAGTGAACCATTTCGGAAGCTCTGAAAACATTTCAAAGAATAATTTTACCTTATCCATAGCAGTCGGATCGTCCGATATCACTGCCCAAGCCAAAATTACGACGGGCAAACTTAAAATTATCAAAACCGCCTCGTCCTTCCAGTCCGATTGTCGGCTTTCTAGTAATTTTCCCTGGTAAGCCTCCTCACCTCGGGCCATTTTTTCTGCATGCATTAATTGTGCATCAGACATAGCTTGTTTTGTTCTTTGACGGTTAGCATAAATCTTACTTCCCGTAGACATTGCTAATTTAATCGCTGATAACCACATATTAATCCTTTCTTATAATTGAAACCGCATCAGGTGTTTTATCTGATGGTGGTATTGTTTTACTTAAGATAGTTTTTTGTATTGAAGTATCTGCACGAAGATTTGCAAGCTCTTCATTCTGTTTTAATTTTTCATCTTGGTTTTGATCATTCATCATAGCTCTCATTTTATCAAGATTTATTCTTTCTTCGCCTTCTTTTTGTTTTCTAGCGTTTTCTTGCGCCTGTAAATCTAATTCTCTTGCTCTTAATTTAGCAATTGGATCATTATCAAACTGTGAAGTNATTTTTTTCTCTTCTTTTGCATAGTCGTCCATCATTTCTGACACTAAAACTGCTTTTCTAGCTTCAATTTTTTCTTGTAACATTCTTGCTTGTTGTTGTAATTGCGGATTTTGCATTGCCATTTGTTGTATTTTCATTAATTGTGGTAATTCTTGTCTAAATTCTACTTCAATTTGTTCTTGAGCCATTAAACTTATGTGTTCAAGTATGTTTTTTTGTATTGCAGCGCCAACCATAGGTGCGTTTTTAACCATATTTGTTTCCATAAAGTTTAAATGAGCTGTAATGTGTGCTTGATGGTCTTGTCCAGGAAATGCTTGAAAAGGTTTTCCAGCTAATGCATCGATATGTTCTAGTGCTGGGTCTTTTGGCATAGGTCTTTCTGGTCTTTTTAAAATTAAATCAATATCTTTTACCCCCAATGCCTCATACATATTACGATAGACTTCGTATTGATTATGTATTTGAGGGTTTGAGGCAGCCAGTTGCATTTCTGTTTGAGCTAAAGAGATCCTTTGGGTTTGGCTAAAAATATTTGGATCAGCAACCGGTAAGATGTCTACACGATCGTCAAAATCAGTTTGTTTAATTTGATTTTGTCCACCAATAACATCGTAGGGGTAAATCGGAGGTAAGTATAATTTAAATACTCTAGCTAAAATAGTAAATTCTTTTTTCATCGCAGCATACATTCGTTTATGAATCGAAGACATTACTCTTGATCCTCTTTCCAACATAGCTACTGTCGTGCCCACTGCTGCTTGTTGGTTCCCATCTCCTACTTGCAGGTCCGCTATGGAAGCGAATCGTTGTCCTGCAGATACCACGACACCCATAAGTTGTAATAAAGTTTGAGATGGTTCTTTAAACGGTAAAGTCATAAATGCATCTTTCAAATTTCCACCTGGTGCATCTACATCTCTAAATTCTCCTGGTTGTATTGACTGCGCTTCATCTCTCATTTTAATTCCACGCATCTTAAATCCTGCTGGTAAGTTTGACAGAGTTCCTGCATCTAATAGTTGTCTAAGAGCTGCAGTCGCTGTTCTTGATAGTCCTCCAATCATGTGGGTTAATCCAAAACCGTAAAATCCTAGTCCTGGTAAAAATTTAAAATGTACAAAGTAATTAATTTTATTTTTTTGTGCATCTCCTATTTCATAATTTCTTCGAATAGATAAAACTTTTCTTGTGCCTTCTTCAACAGTTATAATGTATGGAAGTTTAATTCCTGTTGGTTCATTGTTAGCTCCAACGTCTTCAAAACCCTCTAAGTCTAAATTAACGTGACACTCTAAAAGAGTATACATTCTCTGATCCCTGCCTCTTGATGTTCCATCTAATTCTCTCTCTGCTTTTTCAGACGATGTTTCATCCATGTATGCAGGATTAATTTCTATGTCTCTATAAAAACCACCCACTTGTTGTTTTCGTAGTTCATTTTCTGTCATACGAACTCTGTGTATTACAGATTCGCAATCATCTAACGATGTTGCAGTATAAGGCACAACAATATCATCTGCAGGTACAAATTTTGAAACAGCTCTTTGCATAATTTCATCATAGTAAACTTTTTTAAATGATGATCCTGCAAGTGGTAAATAAAATAACATTTGATCAAACTCAGCTTCATACTCTTTCATTTCATTCATTATCTGATAGTTCATAAATTGTTTTACTCTTTGTGACTGAGCTTCTTTATCTGGAGTTGGCATACCTATTATTTGAGTTCTAACAGGACCTTCGGCTGGTAATAATTCTTTGTAAGCTAATGCTTGAAACTGTGTAACTGCTTCAGCAAGAACTGGGTGTGTTGCACCACTTGCTCCTTTAAATGGCTCTGTTCTATCATCATAATTAAAACCTAAAAGTTCTAAACCTTGTGTATAAGTTCTTTCCCAATCTTTTCTTGAAGATTTGTAATCTGTATAATTTTCATACATTTTGCTTCCTAACGGATCCAATATATCATCCGGTAACAGTTCAGCTAAGTTTGCAAAATGTTCATTTGTTTGATCTAAACTTCCAAGTCTTGGATCAAAGTTTACATCAACACTACCGTCTTCGTTTTCTTGAACTTCTACTGGGCCTTTTTGCTCTGACTCTTTTTCTATTTCTACTTGAACGTCTTCTACGCTAGGAATGTTGATCTCTTTTCTTACCTCATTGGGTAAAGCTTTGTCTATTTCTGCCATTTATTTCTCCAGTTTTACCGTCTTAACAGTATTACCTTTAACATTCAACCCTTTCGAGTTTGGACCTTTTTCAGGAGGTGGTCCTGATTTCTTGCCACCCGCTCCTAGTGGCTTGTCTACTCTACCGCCTAATTTCATTTCACTTCTCATTTCTGCTAAAACTAATTGTATAGCTGATAGCTCTGACATATCAGCACCTATTTCACGCACACGTCTTTCAAATTCTTTTTTTCGTGAAGGACTAAAATTTTTTGAATATTTATCTGTTAGTTCTGACATTATATGTACCTACTTCTCCCTGGTAAAGA